AGCAGCAAATTCATCTGCCATCTCCCCCGGTCCAACCTTAAGCTCCTGCGCTGCGGTGAATAACTGCCTTGTTGCCGCTTCTGCTTCTTGCGCCGACATGGCAAGAGATGTTGTCATAAACTGAAGATTTTTTGTTGTAGTCTGGGCAGAAACGCCAAGTGCGCCAAGCACTCCGACTGTATCAATTAGCTGATTCTGGGTGGCTTCGGTTTCTGACGTAAAGTCGGTCATGTTCAGAGTTAAATCTGTCATGTTGGCGGCTGTATCGGCTGCTGATACCCCTAAAGAAGCCGACCTCATGGCAGCAGATTGCATCTGTAAGTTGAATGCTCTACTTTGCCCTGTAGCTTTATTAAACTCGGCATTTAAGCTAACCAATTCGGTCGAGAGCTTAATCGTGGCACCGATAAGTGCCATGGTGCTCTGCATGAAGAAGGTGTATATATTCAGGGCTCCCTGAACCCCCATTGTGTTTTGTTTCCACGACGATGCTGATCGGGCAAGTGCGTTCTGTAAGCCTCCCTCTTGCTCAACAGTCATGATAAGTTTAGAAGCGTATGACTGAGTTATATCTGCATTACCACCAATTATTGGGGTAATTCCAGCCAAAGCTCTTCCGAGGTCTTCCGCCCCAGTCTTGCCTGCTTTTTCAAGAGCAATCCTATCTTCTAGATTTTTAATACTTTGCTTTTGCTCTTCGTTATAATCTTCAAGTGCTTTTTGGGCAACGGCAACTTGTTCTGTTGTGGCTCCTTGTTGGATGAGCCGGTCGCGCTCCAACTTAAGGCGCTGTTGTCCGATTGATATAAGCTCTAGCTCAGTCTGGTAAACACCATTTGTAACTTCACCGTATGCGCGGGCTGCTGCTTCGGTCTTGTTTAGCTGCTCTTCGCGCTGCTCTAACGTCTCGGTAAGCTTTCTGTTTGCCTCCGCAATCTGCTCAATTTCTTCTTTTGATAAGGGCATGGGCTAGTTTGTGACCTACTTGATAGGCCAGTTAACTCCTGTTTCCCTTTCAAACGAAGAAATGGCGCTCCTTAATTTTGAGCTATTGGATACGGTTCTCGGGTCATTTAGACCGTACTTTTTTGCCACCTCAATATATCTTTTTTCACTTGAGATTGTTTTTATAAACGAATCTACCTCTCTTGGGGTGCCCCTTACAATGCCCTTAAAGAAAGAAACAGGATCTTGGTCCAAAAGAACACCCAGAAACATTCTAACACCGTTAGCAAAGTTTCGGATCATGTTTTCATCAAGTTGACCTCCCCTCAAAGAGGCGAAATCTATGACCATTGGCTGTAACTTGTCTTCATTTAGCATTTATAAGTTCTCCAAACACAGCTTTCTTAGATAAATAGTTCCCCACAAAAGAAAGGTCGAAGGTTTTGACGCCTTCGACCTTGTAACGGGAAACTGGGGGGCTTATCCTCCCTTTTTCTTTGATATTTTATCCATTTCTGCTTTTTCGTTTTCGAATTGCTTTTGAAGTCGCTTCATAAACCAGTTTCTGACCTGAATGGGAAGATTATACGCTTCATAAAAGCTCCAACCTCCATGATATTTCATCAAAAAGAATGTCTCATATACATTCTCTATGTATTTTTCACTCAGTCCAAAAAAATTTGGCTGTCAAGGGCACCTCCATTTCGGATTCGAAACCGCAGTCGCTACATGAATACTCTTGCTTCATGTCAATGTTTGGAACAGCCTTTTTGTAGACGCCACGGAGGTATCTAGTATCAATGGCTGGAGCATTGTTGATAAACGACTCAATCAAAGCTCGGTTGTCTTCGCCGTTTACTGACGTAATAACCCTTCTGAGTTGATCTGTAACAATCGACTCTGGAAGCCCTTTCTTCTTGCGACTAGCAGCAAGCTGGGTAAGGTATTTTTCATCCTCGCCTGACAAGATACGCATCTGAATGGTAGCCTTTGTCGCTGGAACAGTCACGGAAAATCTACCCTTTTCTGTTCTTTCGACTTCAACTCCCTCAAGGTTTTCCCAATCGTTGGACTTTAGCTCATCAAGATCAAATACATGCTCTCCCTGCTCACCGCAGCTAGGACATGTAATTTCAACACCATAATCAGAGCCAAAGCCACTGATACGGGCAGCAATAATGAGAGCATTTTTATCACCAACAGCCATTTCAGAGAGTTTTATTCTCTTATCAACCAAAATGCTCTCAAGCATTCTGTCAATGGCAATACCCTTCTTAAGCAGAGACTGAGAAGTTAAAATATCCTCCTCTTTAGCGGTCATGAATCTAATCTCGACCTGATCTACCTTATGAAGTGGGTGACCCTCTGGATAAAACATCCCCTTCGTGGGTAAATCCAC